TTAAAGAGTTACAGCAGTATGTAAAAGAGGAAACTCCTATTGATACAACAGGCTGGAGTGAGGAAAAGTATAAGGCATACATACAAGCACAATCTAAATTACAATTAGAAAAAGAAATGAGGAGAGCATTTGTAGATGTTTTAGATACACAATATTTAGAAACTAAATTTGCTAAAGTATATGAGTTAGATGCAATCAATAGAGAAATAGCAATCACTACAAAGAAATTACAGGAGAAATCCAAAAAGAAATAGAATAGATGGTTTTGTTTTTGGTTTTTACATTTTATAGTTGTGGTCTTTTAAATTGCCGTTTTATTTCCGCAACTACTATTCTATATATCAGGGGGTCACTTTCATTAGTGGCTCCCTTTTTTATGCTTTTTTAATTTCGTTATATTTATTAATACACCTACTAACAAAATATATATGGCAAAATTAAAACTAAAGCAATTAGATAGATTTCCTGACTACTATGCAGGAAATGATGGAAACATTTACTCAACTAGGATATCACCTAGATACAATCCCACAGGCGATTTAAGAATGGTTAAACCACGCATACATCCAACAGGCTACGTGTACTATGGATTATTCGTAGGCAAAGGAGGAAACAAAAATAGAATTTGGACTAGAGGTCACAGATTAATAGTTGAGGCATGGATAGGAGAAATACCAAAGAAGATGGAAGTGAATCATAAAGATTTGGTTAAAACAAATAATAATCCAAAGAATTTAGAAATTGTAACACGTTCACAAAATCAAATACATTGGAGAACAAAATTAAATAGATTAGCAAAATGTGCATAATAAAATTAGGAAACATTCTTGACGGTTTCATAAATGTGGTAACGCTAGGCTGGGGTAAAGACCTGGCGGGCTTTATTGCTTTAAGATTCTTTGGCAAGGAAGATTGCGGATGTGAAGCTCGCCGTATATATTTGAATGAGCTTTGTGGATGTAAAGAAGAAATAAAATTATTTTAATATGGAAAATATATACCAACCATTTACGGAAGAAGAATACAATGCAATCAAAGGAGATTTAGCAGGTATCACTCACACACTACCAACTCATTTGGCAGATGTATTTTGGAGAAGATGTAATGCAGTTAGAGGAGTTAATACACCACAACCTTGTACATGCGCATCATCGGCTAGACATTGGGGCGATTGTGTAGGTGAGTTACAAAAGTATATTAAGAGAGTTGATGGACAACAATAAAGAAAATACTAGAAGATTAGAAGTCTTTTATAAAGAATCACACAGCTGGTTATTAGCAGCAACTTATAATATAACAAAGAATAAGGAAGCAGCTGAAGACTTAGTTGGTGAACTGTATTGTTATTTAGGAGAGAAAGTAAATCCTAAACTATGGTGGGGACAAAACTCATTTAATGTTATGTATGCTTACTCATTCATTAAAAGTAGATTCCTAAATAAGATTAAAAGAGATAAGAAGGTACGATACCAAGAGAGTTTGCCATCGGACAGTTATTCAGTTGCAGATGATGAATACGATATGGAATATGATGCAGATTTAGAAAGAGCATACAATGATGTAGTAGAGGAATTAAAGGCTATGGAGTACACCCGAAATTGGGCACCATCAAAGCTAACACAATTATATTACTACAATCCGGAGATGACATTGGACAAGTTAGCTAAAGAGATTAAGATTAGTAAGAGTACAGCCTTCTTAAACATCCGTAAGACAAGGATGCATCTAAAGAATGTGATAGAAAACCCATTTAAATAGATTTTAAGGTGGTCTCCTGACACCCTAACTACAAAGTTAAGGTAATGTGTTAAAATATAGATAAATACAATTAAATACAATGGCATTCGTAAAGGGAGATACCCGAATAAACAAATCAGGCAGACCGGCAGGAGCATTGAATAGGTCAACGGAGCAGATGAAATTAACCCTAGCCCGAGCAGCAAACAACACGCTTAACAATATAGCTGAGGATTTGGAGAAGATACGAAAGAAAGACCCAGAGAGAGCAATAGAGCTATCCCTTAAGATGATGGAATATGTCATACCTAAATTGAGTAGGACAGAAATGAAAGCAGAGATAGAGCAAAGGATACAAGCAATCAATGTAAACATAACACAAAAGCAAGTAGATGAATCTAGAGATTAATACTACAGTTACATATCAGCATCAGGAAGATTCACCAACACGTGTTACTCACCACATAGGCGGGACTCGTAGTGGTAAAACATATGCTTTACTTCAATGGTGTATCGTTAAGGCGCTATCCAACAAAGAGAATATTACCATTGTCCGTAAAACAATTCCATCTCTCAAGCGAACTGTAATGAAAGACTTTAAAGATATCATGCAGAGCTTGGGTGTGTGGAATGAGAATGATTTTAATATGAGTGATAGGATATATACATTCTATACGGATAGCACAATATCATTTATATCAACAGATGATAGTGACAAATTAAGAGGATTAAAGAGTAGCATCTTATGGTTAGAGGAAGCAAATGAGATAGATAGTGAATCATACTTCCAGCTAATGATTCGTACCACAGGTCCAATCATATTAAGTTATAATCCAACGATTAGCCCGATGCACTGGCTTCGTGAACAAAATGATGGAGTTACTCGTTATTGGACAAACTATAAAAATAATTCCTTTTTAGAAAAGACTGTTGTTAAAGCTATTGAAGAATTACAGCGTACCAATCCTAAAGCATGGAAAGTATATGGATTAGGTGAGTACACAACTAATGAGAAGGCTATATTCCAATTCAATAGTGTAGAGTGGATGCCGGATGATGCAGAGTTTGTAGCATATGGTTTGGACTTTGGTTATAGTAGTGACCCAACTGCATTAGCATCTATATGGAAGTATAATGGAGAGCTTTATATATTAGAGCATTGCTATGAGAAAGGATTAACAACAAACGATATACACAACATGCTAACTGAAGCAGTTGGTGGTAAGCAAGAGATATGGGCTGATAGTGCAGAACCTCGCTTGATTGATGAGCTATATCGTTTAGGATGGAATATAAAGCCGGTCATTAAAGGTAAGGATAGTATTACATTTGGTATTCAAGTAATGCAAAACTATACGCTTAATATACCAAAGAGTTGTCAAAACCTAACGAATGAGTTTTATTCCTATGAATGGAGTAGTGATAGATTTGGTAAGCAATTAGACAAACCAATTGATTTTAATAACCACTTAATAGATGCAGCTCGTTACGCTTGTATGATGAGATTGAGTAATAAAGCAACAGCTGCCGGCAAATACATAATATCAGTAAGATAATATATAAATATATATATGAAAAGATGCATCATAGTACAGGGGCCAACCAATAGTAATTCAATAGCCGAAATAAGAGAATGTTGGAAAGGACATGATGTAATCTATTCAACGTGGGAAGGTAATGAGCATTTATATATGGATAATGAAATGGTAATACATTCTAAATTACCACAATATACAGGCGTACGAAATTTAAACTATCAAAAGGTTAGTACACTATATGGTTTGCAAATTGCTAAGCAGTTAGGATATCAAAGAGCTCTTAAATGGAGAAGTGATATGTGGACTAACAATGCAGATGAATTATTAAATAAGTTTACTGATGGATACAATACATTAGCTTGGGTTGATTCAAAGCCTGGCTACTTAACTGATTACTGGATGGAGGATACAATAGATAATTTATTACAGCTATGGGATATAGAACCTAATGGTGAATTCCCAGAAGCAGTACTTACAAAACGAATAGAGGAGCTTGGTTGGAAGAATAGGGTAAATCTATTAGTTGAGCATTTAACACCAAATTTGGATATCTTCTGGAATACTAGATATGGTCCTTATTGGCAACATGTACTTAATAACGATAAAATATATAATCAAAAATGGACATAGACAATTTAACAAAAGAAGATTTCATAGAGATGGCAAAGTATGTACACGCTATGGAATTGCAAGTACAAGAATTAAAAGCATATTGTGTTACACTTGCTACACAAAGAAATAATGCTGACAGAAGATTTAAAGAATTGCAAGAGCAGAGCTGGGTAAGTGAAACACCTATTAGTGTAAAGCTAAATGATGATGTATCACTAACTAATCCAGAGCAATATAAAGTAAAGAAACAATTTTAATATGAAAAAGAGTATAGAGGTAAAAGTACCTAACGATTGGAGTGCAGTAACATTAAGACAATACCTAGCACTTAAGAAAGATATGGATGCTTACAAAGATGAGCCTGAAGCCCTAATGGCATGTATGTTTCATCACCTATGCGGATTCCCTGTTGAATTCTTAACTAACTTGGACTTAGAAACATATAATAAGATAGGAAAGCAATTGGGTACATTTATGAGTCAGGTTGAGTTACCATTACAAAGATTCATTAA